GCCTGGTGCTTAGAACGCATCTGGTTCCCCCATAAGGGGAGTCATCCTGCCACCGCAACGGATGCCGTTTCCTGTAAAGGAACGGGTCATGAGGAAGGGTTTACCCCTCCCTTCTGATTGGTTGTAGCCGACCTCGTCCCACCCGGTTCCGGGCGTAGCCCAGATAAAACGGGGAGGTACGTTCCACTGACAAGTGGAATTGGCCCCATCCTTGGAGGATGGGGTTGGCTACACATCTGTTGCGTTGTTTCTACCGAAAGGAGCCAGAGTTGACTCGCGTACGTTACCGTACGTCCCGGGTTTCTCCGGGCGTTGGTACGAGTTGGACGACTAAAAAGAGCACGGGCGTTGTAACCCCGGGCTCCACGTTCAACTACGAATACGAGGTATTCGAGCGTACCGAGGATGATATCCATGGTTGGCCTCCAAAGGCCGGCCATGGGGGAGATGTCGGAGGTGTATTCCGTTCTCGGAAGAACACTCTTTCTCACACCGCAGCTTATGCGAATGCGAGGAGCTTGTTCAACGATACGGAGTATGCCTACGATGGTCCGTTTGTAGCGGACTCTGGTGGACCCCTACTAGCTCATCTTAGTGGTTCTGACGATTCCGACGCGCAAGCGTTGGCTGTTGGTACCACGGCGATTGCTAGGTCGGTTCCCACTGCACCTCCCGCGAACGTTTCCGTTATGCTTGGTGAGATCCTCCGTGAGGGGATCCCCAAAGCTGTTGGCGCAGCCGCTCTGAAGAACAGGTTTTCCGACTATAGAGATATAGGCGGAGAATACCTTAACTATCAGTTCGGCTGGGCTCCGATCGTTTCTGATCTGAAATCTGTAGCCTCTGCCATATCGAATTCCGAAAGGATTCTTAGGCAGTTAGAGCGAGATTCAGGGAAGAACGTTCGGAGAAAGTTCGCATTTCCTCCAACTCTGACCATCACTCAAGAGAAGGGTGCTGCGCCGCCATATTATGCGACGCCCATCCTTAGCTCTCTCTTGGTGAATGGGACGGATACTAGATTCACCACTACACGTTTTGAAAAACGTCAGTGGTTTTCAGGCTGCTTCACTTTCCACTTTGGTCTTAGCGATAAGAACCGGGGTGGATTGGCCGATCAGGCGAAGAAAGCTCGGGTCCTTTTAGGGCTCGATCTGACTCCTGAAGTAGTTTGGAATCTAGCTCCGTGGTCGTGGATGGTTGACTGGGTCACGAATGCTGGAGATGTATTTTCCAACATGTCACGGTTCAGCAACGACGACCTTGCTATGCGGTATGGCTACGTGATGTCCAATGCCGAGACCTATTACAATAGGTCTTTGCAGGGCATTTCTGTCGCCAATCGGGTCGGTACTAAGTACAAGACCGATGTTTCAACTTCGAAAACTTTCAGTACGAAGTTGAGACTACCAGCAACACCTTTCGGTTTTGGCCTTGATACTGGCGGATTTTCTGTCCGTCAGTGGGCCATCCTTGGGGCTCTTGGCATATCCAGGGGTCCCAATGCTCGCTAACTTCCACAAGAAGAAGTCGGGCAAACACCAGAGGCGCCGGATTATCATCCGCTGTCTCTTCGGCATCGTGAAATACGTGATGCCGTTGACTGCAGGAGTGACTGCCATGGCTTTCGCCGATCCCCAGACCGTAACGATCAATGCGGTCGCCCAGACCATGCCCCGTACGGGGTCTGGTACCAATTCCGGTTCGTTCGCGACGAACGACGGAACGGTCAAGCTGTCCGTGAGCCACGCTTACGGTAAGCGCAACCGACGGACGATCCGCATTGATCACTCGAAGATCGCTGCTGACCCGCTTCTCAGCGAGAACGTGGAGTTCTCCATGTCCTCGTACCTGGTGGTTGATGTCCCTCCTCGAGGGTACACCGTCACCGAGGCGAAGCAGGTCGTGGATGGGCTTGTCGCCTATCTCGCGGCGTCTACGGGTGCCAACATCACCAAGCTTCTTGGTGGTGAGAGCTGACCCTTTTGGGTTAGCTTTGGCTGGCGGGTCTCAAAACCCGTCAACGGTCAGATTGGTGACGTTATGGCTCGGAAACTACACCCCCGTTAGGAGGGAAGTTTGAAAAGCCAAGATGAGACCAAAAGTCTCACGTCACTCTGGCAGGTGGTAGCCGAAGAACTGGCTACCAGATGTCGCACATGCACCACTCAAGACTATAAAACGGTCTTGAGGCGAGTCGAACACGAGGGGTTGTCGTTTTTGACGATTACCCTCCCTTCCTTTGGAAAAGACTTCGAAAAAAGTCTTGATAAAGGTAAGGTGGATCGCAGTCTTTTCGCAGCTTTCTCGCGAAAAGGAGAGCTCCCCCGATTTCTCGGAGGTTTTCTCGATCTTGTGTTCGACCGTGGAACTGGTCGATTGGTTGAGGATCCCTCAATCGAGGCTATCTATGCCGTGCGTCAACTATCGTTGATGTTCGGCAAGATCCTTGTTGAGTGCAGTGATGCACGCAACAATGCAGCGATTGAGAGATATCTTGACTGTGAGCAGGAAGTCAGGCAGTCTGACTCCGAACGGACCGAGGCTGATTACCTCGAGTTTACTCGGATGTCACGCTTGCTCTGGGCGGATGTATTTGCTCGTGTGGACCATAAAGTCCACGAACACGAGCTCATCCCTAGACACGGACCTGGTGCCACTGCTGATCGAATTAAGGGAAACCTTAAATTCGTACAGCGAGAGTGGACCAGGCGCTTGGATTCCATCTTCCCTTATGGGGAGTATGTGCTTCCAAACTGGAGGTATCATCAATACCTTAACCGTGTCAGCTTCCTCGAACCTGGTGAAGAACGACCCGTCAGGGTTATTCTTGTACCTAAGACGCTCGAGTCACCGAGAATCATTGCCATTGAGCCGGTTGCAATGCAATACATGCAACAGGCCATATCGCGTGATCTCGTGGACACAATCGAAACTGGAATCGACTCCCAGTTTGGATGGTGTCTCGGCTTCAGAGATCAAGGCCCTAATCAAGCCTTGGCTTCTGCAGGATCTCTTATGGGATCTCTGGCTACGCTCGATTTGAGCGAAGCTTCAGACCGTGTCTCGAACCAGCTTGTCCGGCGTATGGTGGAAAACCATCCATGGTTAGCAGAAGCTGTGGATGCCACCAGAAGTCGGAAAGCAGAAGTGAACGGCCGCGTCAT